GCGCTGCCGCCCGTCAATCAGGGCGGCGTACAGCCTCAGCCGGCGGTGCCGGCCTTATTCAATAATCCGGGTCAGCAGCCCTTTGTGCTCGGCACCGATCCGAATGCGGTGTTCGGCACGCTCTCCCCGCCCAACCTGAACGTGTTCCAGTAATGCTCGTCGTGCCGCTCAATCCTGTGGCCTCGCAGACCCTTTCGATGGTGCTCGACCAGCAGCCCGTGCAGATCGCGGTATATCAGAAGCGCACGGGGCTGTACTTCGATTTGCTCTTCAACGGCGTCGCGGTCGTCACGACCGTGCTGTGCCAGAACATCACGCGCTTGGCGATTCAGACCTACAGCGGCTTTATCGGTGACTTTGCATTCTTCGACACTCAGGGCGACACGCCGCCCGCGTACTTAGGATTAGGCGCGCGGTATCAGCTCCTGTATTTGCAGGCGGCGGACCTGTGAGCAGTTTCACCTCGAAACAGTTGCGCGTCACTCTCATCCTTGAGAACACGAACGCGCACTTTCCCAACACGAACTCCAATACGCTCGTGCTGACGGACCTGCGCATGATCGCGTTCATCGAGGGCGTCGCGCGCTTGGCGACGACGGCCGAAATACGGCTGTACGGCTTGCTCCCGGCGGACATGAACGCGCTGACCGTCGTGTTCTTCAACCCCGGTGGCGGCGTACTCAATCAAATCGTGATCGTGGAAGCCAATGACGGCACGGGCTGGTTCCAGGTTTTCAGCGGCACGATGATCGAGGCGCAGCCGGATTATCGCGGTGCACCGGATGTGTTTTTCCACATCCAGGCGCGCATCGGCTACTTCGCTCAGATCAATCCCGTGCCGCCCGCAAGCTACACGGGCGCGACCGACGTCGCGGGCATCTGCGCATCCTTGGCGAAACAGATGGGCTTTGCCTTCGAGAACAACGGCGTCAAGGTCAAAGTCTCGAATCCCTATCTTTCCGGCACGGCGTTCGATCAGCTGACGACGATTTGCGCCGCAGCTAATGTGGACTTCTACTTTATCCCGAATGCGACGCCGGGCGCGCCCGGTACGCTTGCGATCACACCGGGCGGCGGTGTACGGCCGAATGTCCCTGTGGTCGTGCTGCAGCAGGGCTCGGGGCTTGTTGGGTATCCCGTGCTCGAGCGCTTCGGGTTGACGGTCGAGTGCCTGTGGAATTCAGGGATCACGGGCGGCGGCCCCGTCAAAGTGGAGTCCGACTTGCCGCCCGCGAATGGCCTGTGGTCGCCGTTCATGCTGCGCCACGCGCTCTCGTGCAACCTCCCCGACGGCCCCTGGTTCTCGCAGCTCTCGTGCTATCCGGTGCCGCCGTGACCGCGAGCGCCTATCCCTATCAGACGGGGCCTGATTCAGCGAATGAGTACACCTTACAGCGCGCCGCGTTCTATCGTTTCCTGCAACGGCTGGCTGGCCCCACGCTCGTGCAAGTGGTGTCGTGCACCAATGCGGGCGGCTTGGCCGCGCAAGGCAGCGTCGATGTACAGCCGCTCGTCAATCAGGTGAACGGCGATGGGCAGCCGACCCCGCATGGCGTCGTGCACAAGTTGCTGTACCAGCGCATTCAGGGTGGCAGCAACGCTGTGATTTTGGACCCGCAGCCTGGCGATCAGGGGGTTGCGATTTTTGCCTCGCGCGATATCTCAGGCGTCAAGGCCGCGCGCGGACAAGCCAACCCCGGCAGTGCGCGCCTATACGATTGGGCGGATGGGATCTATTTGTTCAGTGTATTGGGTGGCGTGCCTGTTCAATACTTCCAATTCGATGCGGACGGCATTACGTGCGTCTCGCCCACGCAGATTAATTTGCAGGCGCCGACGGTTGCCGTGCAGGGGAATCTCACGGTGAGCGGCACGACAACGGGAGAGGGCGACGGCGTGTTTGAAGGCACCGATGTGCACACTCACGTGCATGGCGGCGTACAGACGGGCGGCGGGGATACGGGGCCGCCAGTATGAGCCTCGCCAAATCGACACTCTTGCTCGCGACGGATACCTGGGATCTCGTTTTGGATGCCTCGGGAAACATCGCAGTTGCCGATCCACCGTACGCACTGGCTCAGGATGTGGCGAGCGCGATCCGCACATTCCTCGGCGAAGTCTACTGGGATACCACGATTGGCGTGCCCTACCAGACTCAAATATTGGGCCACACTCCTCCCATCACGTATTTCAAAGAGCAAATGGTCGCCGCCGCGCTCACCGTCCCGGGTGTCGTTACTGCCACATGCACGATATCGTCATTTGTTGGCAGGAAGATCACCGGCCAAGTGCTGTTCACCGACGACACCGGCATCACGGGGGCTGTCGGCCTCGCACCGCCGCCGCCGATTCTGCCGCCGCTCGGCATTGCGTGGACCGCCGATAGCACCGTCGTCACCGCCGATAGCGCCAACTTTACGGCGGACGGCTGATGGCTGGTACCTCCTCAGTCCCACAGATTCAGTTCACGCCAGCGGGTGTGGTGCTGCCGCAGGAGTCGGCCATCTTGGCGGGCGTGCTCGCGGATACGAACGCCGCGTTCGGCAATCGATTGAACCCCGCGCTCAACACGCCTCAAGGTCAACTCTCCTCCAGTGAAGCCGCGTGCATTGCCGCGGGCAACGACCTCTTCGCCTTTTTCGTTTCGCAAGTCAATCCTGATCTGAATTCAGGGGCTTTCCAAGACGCCATCGCCCGCATCTATTTTCTCACCCGCAACCCCGGCCTTCCGACCTCCGTGCAGTGCCAGTGCATCGGCTTGCAGGGCACCGTTATTCCTGTGGGCGCACTCGCGCAGGACACGAGCGGCAACACCTATGTCTGCACCGAGACCGGGGCCATTCCGAATTCGGGCACGGTGACGCTGCCCTTTGCGAATTTACTGAACGGCCCGACCGCCTGCCCCGCCAATACGCTGACGATCATCTACCGCGCCATCCCCGGCTGGGACACGATCAACAATGCAGCCGATGGCGTCGCCGGGGCCAATGTCGAAACGACCGCCGCGTTCGCCTATCGCCGCCAGCAGTCCGTCGCGCTCAACGCCAAAGGTTCCGCGCCGTCTATCTTGGCGGCGGTGTTCAATGTGCCGGGCGTGATCGACGCCTACGTGATCGACAATCCTTTGGATACGGTCGCCCCCACCGGGGCCACGAGTTACGCCGTCGCGCCGCATTCGGTGTACGTCGCAGCAGTCGGCGGCGATTCTCAAGCGGTGGCCAATGCCATCTGGGTCAAGAAGGACTTGGGCTGCAACTACAACGGCAACACGACGAACCAAGTGCAGGACACGGACGGCTACGAGATTCCCTACCCCTCGTATGCCGTGACCTATAATATTCCGACGCCGACACCGATCTTTTTTCTGGTGCAGATCCAGAATTCCGCCGCGCTTCCGGCGAGCATTGTGACGCTCGTGCAGACGGCGGTGGTGAACTCCTTTGTCGGCGCGGATGGCTCGCAGCGTGCGCGCATCGGTGCGCTGTTACTGGCCTCGAAGTTCTACGCGCCCGTGTCGCTCATCGGCCCGGAAGTGTCGGTGCTGCAAATTCTGTTGGGGCCTGCGACACCGACGCTCACCAACTGGTTGGCCGGTATCGATCAGTCCCCGACGCTCGTGGCCTCAAACATTACGGTGGCCTTGATATGAGTCTCATTGTCGTCCCGCAAGCTCCCGTGCTGAACCCCATCACGCCGCCGACCCCGCCGCCGGCGTTGTTCGCGCCGACGTTGACGGCAACCGGGGCCGGGTCCACTTCGGGGAACTTGGTCGCCTCCTACACGACCGCGCCGCCCACCGTGGGGGCCTATATTTTTGAATATGCAGCTTCGATGGCGGGCCCGTTTGGGCACGAGATTACGCAGTCGGGCGCCAGCCTCACCTACAACTCTCTGACGGCCTCGACCACGTACTACGCGCGCGCCGCGGTTATCACGACTGAAACGCCGCCCCGCCAAAGCGGCTGGTCTAATGTCGCCCCGTTCACCACCGCCCCAGTTCTGGGCTACGTCAAGTGGAACAACCCACCCTCGCACTGGATGTGCTCGAGCAACATCAACGGCTGGTCTACCGCGAACGGGGGCAATGGCCGAAACGCGAATGACTTCGCAACCCTTGCCAGTTCCGGCTCGAACATCGTCGGGTGGATTGGCGTTGCCCTGTGGCCGGCGCTTGAAACTTCCGAGAACGTCTATGCGTTTGTGACGACGATTATTCAAGACTTCAACGCCCTGCAAGCTGCGGTACCGGGCGCACACTTTGGCTACTCGATCGAGTCGCGCGTGTTTGGCAGTGTCTCGACCAGCACAAGTCCTGTCGGCCAAGTAGTGCCCAGCTATATTCTCACCTCATCGGCCTATGGCGATAACGGCAGCGGCGTCGGACCCGATGGCACGCACTACGGCTACTGCATGGCTAACCTCAGCGGCGGGGTTTATCTTGAAATGGCTGCAGCGATCTGGCGACCGATCGTGATGGCGCGAAAGCAAGCGCTCTTTACCGCGCTTGCCAACTTCTCGTTTGAGACTACCGCCGGTCCCTACGCCGGGCAGACCTTCACGCCCTTCAATCATCCGCTGTGGGATTACATTTTAGATGGCGATGAGTCGGACTTGGCCGCGCAGGGACCGGGCATTACTGACTACTCATGGTCGAAGCTCTTAGCGCAGATTCAAGTCTTTGACGCCGCATTGGTCGCCGCATGGCCACACACCGTTGCACTCGGCTGCTTCAACTGGGCTGGCCAGGGTGGCACGCCTGACACGATGACGGCTC